TTTATACGTCCTTAAATGGGCAGACGAAAGAGGGATTTTTGATAGCCCGAACCCATTAGCTCAACTAGCTAAGACTCAAGAGGAGTTAGATGAAACAATTCAAGCAATCAAAGACCATGATCACTATGAAATAGCCGATGGCATTGGTGATATGCTTGTGACTATTATTATCGCCGCCAGAATGTTAGAGCTTGACCCTACAACTTGCTTGGACCAAGCATATAATGAAATCAAAGATAGAACTGGTAAAATGGTGGACGGCCAATTTGTAAAAGATGTCTAAAAAAGATTTAATAAAAGCATTATTAGGTGGGCTTGCATTCGGCTTACTCGTATTCGTATTCATTCAAATCTTTTTGTTTTTTGTAGACACAGAGTTTGAAACAGAGGAGGTTTTAAAACCAGAAATTAAAATTGAGATTACCACGCCCGAACCTATTCTTGTAGAAGAGAAAGAGCGAGAGGCAGATGTGGCTATGGTTACATTCAAATATGAGATAAGAATACAAAACCAGTATGACGACGAGTTGTTAGAGCATGTAGAAACTATGGACGAAGTATTGCGTTATCTAAACGAATACACAAGATTTCACGATGACCTGTATGTCTATGACACTAAAACAAGAGATTTGATCTTAGATGTAAAAACTTATAGACAAGTGATGCAAGAACTGCTAACTAAAGAAGAGTTGCTCATCAAAGCCGCTGAAAATCCTAACAGCTTCTCTGATGAGGAAATATTTGAACTACTAGTAGACTAATGAAAGAAATAATTATTATTGGCTGCGTAATCTTTTTGGTGGCAACCCTTGGTGCGTTGCAATTCAAAGAAGAAGTTGTTGTAGATGAAATTATTGTCTCTTATGACAATAAAAAACAAAAAGAAATACCAGTGACAGTTACCCTTACCAAATACCAACTCGAAAAGATGTTGAACATGGTCGACGAAGAGTATGGTTATGGTGGTCCTGCCGCACCGCAAGATAGCTTTACCTTTACTTCAATAGCTAAAGGCAATCAGCATTCAGAAGAATATAGTATTTCTTCTACGCATTTAGCTAGGAAGCCAATTAAATGAGATATAGACCACTACCACCACTAGAAGAATTAAAAGAATTCTTAGATTATAACCCAGATACAGGTATATTTACTTGGATAAAACCAAGAAAAGGTGCAAGACTTAATCATGTAGCAGGAAGTTTACGTACAACAGATAAAACAAGGGGCTATATTTATATAAAATTTAAGAATGCGTTGTATAGGGCAAATAGATTAGCTTATTATATGCATCATGGTATAGACCCACTGGAAAAACTTGTAGACCATATAGATGGCGATAAGAGTAATAACAAGATTAATAATTTAAGATTAGCGACTAAATCTCAAAATAACATGAATCGTACTAGTTTAGGTAGTAATAATACTAGTGGCGTAATAGGAGTGAGTTGGTGTAAAGATAGAAAAAAGTGGGGTGCTGGAATTAAGACTAACGGGAAATCAAAAAATTTAGGATATTTCATTAATAAAGAAGATGCAATAAAAACTCGTAAAGAAGCAGAGATAAAATATTTTGGTGAGTTTCGGAGCAGAGAGCTAGAAAAAGAAAAAAGTATTTGTTGGCTTGGTGTTATTCCAGAGGGGATGAAAGATGAGATGCGCTATCCAACAGAAGAAGAAATAGATAAGTTTTTAGAAGAAGCAGAGAATGACGAGCAAACAACTAATTGAACTACATGATCAAACCTGCAAATCCTGTAGGGACATCATGCTGAAGAAAAATAATGATTATACTGGCGGCAAGAAAGCTACAGATATATTTGCTAATTTTAATTCATCTAAAATTCTAGACATCCATCCT